TCGAGGAACTGAAGAAGAAGGTTCTCGACGACGCTGCTCTCGACGCTCTGGTCGCGGATCGGGCGGCCGTTGTCGCCAAGGCCAAGGCGCTGGACGCCAATGTCGTCACCGACGGCAAGTCCATCGCCGAGATCAAGCGCACCGTCCTGGGCGACAGCGTCAAGGACAAGTCCGACGCCTACGTCGACGCCGCCTGGGATCTGAAGACCGCCGGCTTCAGCGCCAACAACGACGTGCGCGACGCCATCCGGTCGCAGGACCACTCCATCAACACCAACGACGCCTGGGGCGACACCGTCTTCGCCTCGGCCGGCGTCGATCTGCAGAAGGCTGCCTGACCCATGGCCACCCTCACCGATCACCGCGGGACCGCCAACTTCCTGATCTCGGAAGCCAACGGCATGTACCGTTCACGCGACGAAGTCGTGGTCGCCGCCGGCGCCGCGCCGGGCCTGATGGCGGCGACGATCCTCGGCAAGCTGACGGCCGGCGGCAACTACGTCCGCTATGACCCGGCCGCTTCGACCGGGGCCCAGACCATCGCCGGCATCCTGTTCGAGGACGCTGTCGGCACGGTCAAGAAGACCGTCGTCACCCGCGACGCCGAAGTGAACGGCGCGCACCTCATCTACCAGACCGGGGCGAATGACGCCGCGAAGGCCACGGCCAACGCTGCGCTCAAAGCCCTCGGCATCATCGTCCGCTAAGGAGGGCTGAACCCATGGCGTCCATGGACATCTTCAACAACTCGGCCTTCTCGATGACCTCGCTTTCGGGCGCGATCAAGAAGGTCGGATACAAGCCGCAGCTGCTGGGCTCGCTCGGTATCTACGAGCCGATGCCGGTCCGCACCCGGGCGATCTTCGTTGAACGCACCGAGGGCAAGCTTCGGCTGATCCCGTCGAGCCCCATCGGCGCGCCGCCGAAGGAACTGGTGACGGATCCTCGCAACGCCGTCCCGCTGAAGACCACCCGCCTGGCCGAGGGCTTCACGCTGTACGCAGAGGAAATTCAGGGCATCCGCGCCTTCGGCTCGGAAACCGAACTCGCCCAGGTCCAGGCCGAGTATCTGAAGCGCATGGCCTCCGTGCGTGACGACATGGACCTGACCCACGAATATCACCGACTGGGCGAGCCGGCCGCCATCGACTTCGACCTGGACAACGCCACGCCCGCTACCGGCGCGCTGCGTCTGAAGTGCGCCGAAGTCATTCGTGGCATGGCCCGTTCGGCGGCCGGCGCCTTCACGCCCGGCACCACCATCCACGCCCTGGTCGGCGACGCCTTCTACGACGCCCTGATCACCCATCCGGAAGTCGAGAAAACCTACCTGAACTGGCAGGCAGCGGCCGACCTGCGTCAGGACCGCTCGTTCCAGGCCTTCACCTATGGCGGGATCACCTGGCACAACTATCAGGGCACCGACGACAACTCGACTGTCGCCATCGATCCGGACGAGGCCAAGTTCTTCCCCGTTGGCGCCAAGGACGTCTTCAAGAAGGCGATGGCCCCGGCCGAGTTCGGGCCCTACGTCAACACGCTGGGCCAGGACACCTACGCCATGAACATCCCCGACCGGGATCGTCAGGCCTGGACCCGTGGCGAGCTGTACAGCTACCCGCTGTACTTCTGCCAACGCCCCGACGTCCTTCGGAAGGGGGTGAAGTAAGATGTCCGCCACCTACACGATCAAGAACGCAGGCTCGGTCGACAAGGCCTTCAAGGTCCGGGGCGGTCACGCGATTGTCCCGGCCGGCAAGGAGCGGGAGGTCACCACGGCCCGCGCTCTGACTGACGAACAGATCGAAGCGTTCGGCCGCGAAGGCGTCAAGATCACCAAGAAGGCGAAGGTCGAGAAGAAGGCCCCGACCGACAAGGAGATCCTCGACGGCCTGAGCGCCGACGAGAAGGCCGCCTACGACAAGCTGGACGACGCCGCCAAGGCGAAGTTCCTGGCCGACAAGAAGGCCGCCTGACCGTGGCGGGCTACGGCAGCGACGAGCGGTTCGCGCAATGGATGGCCGACAACGGCTATTCCACTGCCTCGGACGGCGACCTGACCGTAGCCCAGCTGCGTCAGCGCGGCTCCGCCTATATCGACGCGCTCTATGAGCCGAAGCTCCCCGGTGTCCGCGCCGGGGGATTGGCCCAGGAGCGCGCCTGGCCCCGCACCGGCGCCTGTGCCTATGGCCAGACCATCGGCGCCGACATCATCCCTCTCGCCGTTGAACACGCCAGCTACCACGCCGCTCTGCACGAGAGCGTAAATCCCGGAAGCCTAGCCGTTGCGACGACGACCGCCGGCGCCTTGAAGCGCAAGAAGATCGACACCCTCGAAAAGGAATATTTCGAAGGGTCCGGCGACGCCGTCGCCGACAACACCCTTAGGCTGAGCGCCGTTGAAGGCCTGCTCGCCCCGTTCTTCCGCTCCCCCGAAGTCGCCGTGTTTGTCGTCTAACATGACCTGTGCGACTGTCCCCGCCGTGGCGATCATCCCCGACGATCCTGAAACGGCTCACCGCATGCCGGCTGAGATGGCGACCGAGACGCTTCTCGACCTGGTCGCCTCGGCCCGCGCGCTTGAAGACGCCATCATCGAGGATCACGGCGCCGCCGCTATCGCCCGTATCCGGGAAGTCGCTATGGGCCAGGCTGAGGCCTATCTCGACCTGACGGCACAGGCCGCCACCCACGTCCGGGCCCTCAAGCCCTAAATCCATGGCCAGACGCCCGACGCAACGACGGCTCTTCCGAGAGCTGGCGGCGAAGTATGGCCAAGAGGTCGCAGAGACCTTCATGGCGGCGATCCGAGACCTGACCCGCAATGCCCAAGTGCAGCGCGTCATCGCAGCTCTGGAGCGCGGCGATCTGCAATCCGCCCTCGATGCCCTCCACCTCAACCGCGCCGCCTTCCAGCCCCTAGAGGCCAAACTCAGCGAAGCGTTTACCGCAGGGGGCCAGGGCGCGGTCGCATCGATGCCGGCCGCCGTGTCCATAGGGTTCAGGTTCGACCCCGGCAACCAGCGCGCCGCACAGATCATCCGCGAACAGGCCGCCCATCTCATCACAGGGCTGATCGACACCGAAATCGAGCAGGCTCGCCAGCACCTCGCCGACGGCATGGCGCGCGGCGCCGGCCCCCGGTCGGTAGCGCTGGATCTGGTCGGGCGGATCAGCCGCGCCACAGGCCAGCGCACAGGCGGCCTGATCGGCCTCTCCGGCCCCTATCGCCAATACGTCGCCACCGCCCGCGAAGAACTGGCGTCGACGGACCCCGCCCTTCTTCGCAACTATCTGATGCGGAAACAGCGCGACCGCCGATACGACCGGGCCGTGACCCGCGCCATTGAAACGGGCAGGCCTATCCCAGCCGAGACCGCTCAGACCGCCGTAACTCGCTACTCCGCCCGCTTGGTCCGGCTCCGCGGCGAGATCATTGCCCGCACCGAAGGCCTCCCCGCCATCCGGGCCGCCAAGCGCGAAGCCTATCAGCAGCTTGTCGATGACGGCCGGGTCGATGTCCTGGACATCGTACGCGGGTGGAGCACCACCACGGACGGCCGCCAACGCGACACTCACGACGCGATGAACGGGCAAGAGGTGCGCGGGCTGGATGCGCCATTCACCAGCCCGAGCGGCGCGCGGTTCAGGTTTCCCGGCGACACATCCCTTGGCGCTCCGGCCAAGGACGTCGTCGCCTGCAGATGTGACGACTACATCGCGATCAAACCCAGGTGGCCCCTATGAGCATCATCACAGGCGCCGCGGCTGATGCCCTGGCTGACTTCGGCGATGATTTCGAAGACGGCACCTTGTCCGTGCCTGGGAGGCGCACCTCGGACGGGCAAGGCGGCTGGAAGGCGGGTGAGCCGGTCGAATACCCCTGCAAGGCCCTGGTCAGCAGGTACAAGGACTATCGCCGGATTAATCTGGGCATCCCCGCCACAGACCGCCGCGTCCTGGTCTTGGCGGCAAGCCTTCCTGACGGCATCTATCCCGCGAAGGGGCACAAGATCACCGTTCCAGATCCAGCCAAAGGGCTGGCCCTGACGACCTTCGAAGTGATCGAACGCACCGGAGACCTTGCCGGCGCTCTTGCTGAACTGCAGGCGCGGTAGTGGCGAAGGTCACGCTCGACCTCGGTGTCATAGACAAGATGACCGACAGGGCGGTCGAGGGCGGGCTTCGCGCGGCGCTGGGCGAAGGCGAGACGATCCTAAAGCGCAACATCCTGGCGCAGGAAGGCACGGGGCGCGTCTATCGCCGAGACGGACGGACGCACCAGGCTTCGGCCCCAGGGAAAGCACCAGCCCTCGACACTGGCAATCTCCGCGCCAACACCAATGCGGATCCGGCCCTTCATCGGGAAGGCGCTGATGTCGTCGGGACCATCGTCTCCGACACCGAATATTCCGAGGCCCTGGAGCGCGGGACGGAACGCATGGCCGCCCGCCCGTTCCTTGGCCCGCTGGCGCGCGATCACCGCGACGATCTGCATCGCGCATTTGTCCGGGGAGCAAAGACTTGAACTCGACCGCCGCCATATTCGCGCGTCTATCGGAGGACAGCCGCATCATCGCCCGGCTGGACGTTTTCGAAGGCGAACCCGCCGTCTTCAACGACGCGGCGCCCCAGGACTTCGTGTTCGCTGAGAAGGCCGCCCTGGTCATCGCCGCGCCGACTGACGATCAGGACGCCAGCACCTTCACCGAGACGATCAGGGCCATCGCCCAGGACGTCCGGCTCTACGCCAAGCACACCGGCTCGACCGAGGATCTCGACCAACTGGCCCGCGACATCCGCGACCTCTTCCACCAGCGGCCCGACGCGCTTTCCGCCGACGGCGCCGTCTTCATTTCCGCGATCGCCACGGGGCCGGTCGCGTCGCCGACCACTGACCCTAGCGTGGTCGGTCGCCGGATTTCGCTCCGCCTCGAAATACAAAGGATCTGACCCATGGCCATCAAGACCAAAGGCAACGTCTACCTGGAGATGGACACCGCCACCTCCGGCGGACCGACCTTCACAAGGGTTCCGGGCGTATTCTCCAACGATGGCGGCGGCACAACGACCGAGCGCGTGGACGTGACGGATTTCGATACCGTCGGGAATAGCCGAGAGTACATCAGCGGCCTCTCTGAGGAGCTACCGCTGTCGTTCGAGCTTCACTATCAGCCCGGAAACGCGGTGCAGGAGGCCATCCGGGCCGCCAACGCCGCCGGCACCACCAAGACGTTCCGCCTGGTGTTTGGCGAGGCCGACGACACCAACCCGGAGACCTACACCTTCTCTGCGTTTGTAAGCTCCTACGGCGTTCCGCGCGGCCCTATCGAGGGCAAGCTGTCTGTTCCCTTCGAACTGCAGCCGGCCGCCGCCGGCGCCTGGGCCGACGCTGCCTGATGAGCGACGCCTATCTAGGGATCGTCCACTTCACCTATGAAGGTCGAGCGATCCCCCTCCGCTTCACCCTCGGCCGTATCGCTCAGATTGGTCGAGAGACCGTCGTCATGAAGCTGGCTCTGGCGACCCAGGGCGGCGAGGGAGACGGGCAGGCTCTTGCCGATCTGCTGGAGCTCGCGTCAGGCGGCGAACTGAAGGCCGCCAGCTTAGCGAACCAGGTGATCGGGTTCGACACCGCTCTGATCGCACTTCACGACGCCTGGGCGCTGTCTGAGAGAAACCCTCTAAGGCGCCTCTGGACGTCATTGACGACGCTCTGGAGGCAGGCGCGCGAGCTGGCCTGACAATCGCGGAGATATTCGACCACACCTTCTTCACCCTACGGCTTGCCGTCATGGGGGCAGCCAGTCGAGACGCCACGATGGCTACCGCCGTCGGCTGGTGGACGGAGCGGTTCGCGCGCGAGAATGTGCTTTCGCCCCTATCCGCATATCTCGACGGCGAGGCGGATCAAGAGGCTGATGAAGCCGCTCGCCTGAGAACTTGGGCTCAAGGCATCGACGCCAAATTTTCTTGTAAGCACGACACCCCCGTCTAGCCACGGGTGAACCTCCACCA